TCTGCAGCCATAACACCTTCTCGTCCACCACCAAAAGCTCCAGATTGAATAGCTCTATCTCTTATACCTGTTCTGTTAATTGCTGCTTGTCTATCAAACTCTGCTAATGTTGTATCAATAACTTCTTGTTGATACGGTGACATAAATTGTTCGAACGCTTGTGGTCCTACTAGTGATCCTAATCCACCAGCCGCTGTCCGCGCATCTTGTTGAAGTTGTGACTCTGCTGCGATCTGCGGTGCGTATGCAGCTGTGTTTATTTGTTGACCGATAAGAGGTTCTAATTTTTTAGTAAATGCTGTAAGTGCACCTTCTAATATCGGTGCGGGTAATACTTGTGATATTGTAGTTGGATCTGCCATTATGCTCTTGCCTCTAGGTTGTGCATTAAATCATACATTCGTTTTGCGCCTTTATTTACGCTACCACCACCGGCCGCTCTAACAGCATCGGCAGTCATTACAAATTCATTTTTGCTTAATCTTGCAGGGACGTCATCCGCTCTCTCTTTAGCACCAATAGGTATGAAACCACCGGTTCTCATATCCATTTCTTTACCACCTAAATCCATTATACCACCATCTTTTAAAGAAGCAAGTCCA